TTAATGCAGGGAGACCACAGTCAGACAGAGTTAGTGTCGTAGAGGATGCGAAACATTTTTATAATTGGATAATAAGTTAAGTTATGGCAATAAGCAACGAAATATTTGAAAGCTATAGAATACAAGAAAGGGCGCAAGAACAATTAAGAGCAATAGAACTTCTTGTAAAACAAGGATATATAATTATAGATTTAGAAAATCAAATTATAGATAGAGATGGTGTCAGAAGTTTAAGATACGATAGAACACCAAAAAGAGTATATTTAAAAACAAATAAAAATGGATAAAATGTCAATTACAGGAAAAGTAAAAAGAATAACAGACGTAGAAGAAAAGGGAACATTTAGATTTAGAAAACTTATAGTAGAAACTAATGATAAATACCCTCAAGTAATATCAGTAGATTTCACACAAAATAATTGTGGTTTACTTGATGTATGGAAATTAGGAGACACAGTAGAAGTGTTTTTTAATGTAAGAGGTAGAGAATGGACGAATCGTGATGGTAAAGTACTATACTTCATAACTCTAAACGGATGGAAAGTCCGAGAGTATAAAGAGGTAACTGCACAAGACCAAGCACCTGACAGAGAAGATGATCTACCGTTTTAATTTTAAATTTCAATAGAGGGGGGTTTCGCACCCCCTTTTTTTATGCTAATAAACTATTCAGAACATATAAACAAACTAAACGACTACCGAAAAGGCAAAGTCAAAGAAGCCTTAAAGTTAGGACACAAAGAGATAGACAGCTCATTTAGGTTTGTTGCAGGAAATTTGAATTTTATTTTGGGGCATAACAATGTCGGAAAGACACACTTTACATTTTATCTTATGCTGCTCTACTCACTTAAACACAATATAAGATGGTTAGTATTTTCAAGTGAGAATGATCCTGTACAATTAATCAAGAAACTAATAGAATTTATAGAGGGCAAACCAATAAACAAAATAGAAGAAAAGGACTATGAAGAATCAAAAGAGTTTGTCTATAATCATTTTAAGTTTGTAGATATAAACAGACAATACACCTATAAACAACTCTTAAAGTTAGCAGAAAAAGTAAAAGATGCTTGGGAGTATCATGGCTTACTTATTGATCCTATAAACTCTTTAAAAAAAGATTTAAGAAACACAAACGGATATGAGTACAATTATGTACAGCTAACCGATATAAGAATCTTTTGCAAGACATTTAACATTTCTACTTGGATATGCGCACACGCAGTAACAGAGGCTTTGCGTAAACGACACTCTCCTAATCACGAATACGGAGGTATGACACCTCCCCCAACAATAGGAGATAGTGAGGGTGGAGCTGTAAACGGAAATAGGTGTGATGATTTTCTTATTTGCCATAGATACATAGCAAGTCCTGACGCTTGGATGTACACAAGGTTATATGTAGCTAAGGTAAAGGAAATGAGTTTAGGATATAAACCTACAAGCCACGAAAGTCCAATTATGTTTAAGTCTATACTTAACAATGTAGGCTTTCAAATAGGAGGAAAGAATTTAATAAAGTATAGAACTAAGAAACAACTAACCATTGACAACACTCGAAAAATTAGGAAGAAAGCATAATGATTGGGTAAGAATTGTTAAGAGCTTTGGATGTGAGGGCGACAAATGTGAAGATGTTGTACAAGAAGCCTATATAAAAATACATACTTTATTGGCTAAAGGTTTAGATATTTCTTATGACGATGACATAAATTATTTTTATATGTATCGTTGTTTAAAATCATTGTTTCTTGATCTGTGTAGAAAAGAAAAAAAGATTGTCAAAGTAAACATAGATTACTTAGAAAAGTACATACAAGAAGAAGATATAAAAGAATACAAAGACATAGAGGGTAAGATGAAAGAATTAGATACTCTGCTTGATAAAGTATATTGGTATGACAGGAAAATATTTGATTTAATATCAGAGGGCATGAGCATAGCAGAACTATCAAAGAAAACAAACATAAGTTATTACTCTTTATATAACACATACAAAAACGTAAAATCATTAATTAAACAAGAAATAAAATGGGATTAGGAGATTTAATAGAAAAGATAACAACCTACACAGGAATTAAGTGGTTAGTAAAAAAGATATGGGGAGATGATTGTGGTTGCGACAAGCGAAAAGATAAAGCAAACAAAGTAAAGCTATGGTAGAAGAAGATAAAGAAAAGTGGTTAGAGTTCACTAACCGACCTAAACAACACGAGCTAAACAGAGAACAAATAGAATTAGTTGCAGAGCTACACTCTAAATACTACAACCATAAATATCACGAGCCTTGTACTTGTAACGGATCAACCTACAGGCTGTGGATAAAAGACCTCAATAAATTAATATGAAAAAACATTTAGTACACGACCTAAAAGACTTTGCATATAAAGTGCAAGAAAGATATTCTAAAAAAAACAGAGCAGGTAATTTTAATAATGAGACCTTTGAAGTAGATAAAATTATACCTATGTCAGATCATACAGCAACAGTTATATTCAAAAAGAACACAGGTAAAAAAGCTGCTTTCTTTTTTTATTATATTAACGCAGGAATTAGTAAAGGTTGGAAATATTTTGTGCCTACAGATTCACATATATTAGGAATGACAAACTTTTCTTATTATAAGATGCAAGTAGAAAACGATAACTTTAAACATAATTTTAATTAACATTTGTTTATATAATATTTTTTTGTATATTGCAGTATAATTTATAAAAAAAATGACAATATTTCCATTAAAAAAATATAATAAAAATTTAATAGTAATACGAGAAGATGTTTATTCATATGTGGCAAAAGAATACGGTTTAAAACTGATAGATAAAAAAGATTATTTATCAATATGTGAACAACAAAAATTAAATAATTATGAAAAAACTTATAGATGAATTAGTAATCTTAGATGATTGTGTACTTACAGGTACGTTTCAATGGAGGTCAGAGCTTGATCCTAATTGGAAACCGATGGTATGGAATGAAACCTTTGAATGTTGGACTAAGAATTACTGTGGATAAAAAGATAGACAACCTTAAAGACTTAGAGATTTGGTCTGATCTAAACTTCTTGACATCTATTGTCTCCTCCCAATTAGATAAAAGAAAAACAAAGAACTTAGAGAAGATGTCCGAATCTTTAGTCAGGGTTGTTTTTTACTTTCAAGAATACTCAAACAACATACGATTATACAAAAAAGCACTTTCAGAATATAGACTAACCAAAAACAGAGCTATAGAGAGAGCAAGAAAAATAGAAAAAGAATATGAAAAAATACGAAAACAAAATGAAAGCCTTAGCATTTAGTTACTTAGGCTTAATACTTATTACACTATGGATAGTATTAAACTCTTAGATGGAGAAACATTCAAGCATGATGATATATTAGAGCTGATGAAGTCAGACGACTTCTACTATGGCTATTTAGGAAAGGCAGCTCTAAGCTCCTCATCAATCAAACTACTCTTAGATAGTCCTAAAAAGTATAAGTACGTTACCGAGTACGGATCACAAGAATCAAATGCTTTAGATGCAGGGTGGTTATTTCATACAGCAATATTAGAGCCTGATGTATTTAATTCACAAATCTTTGTAGATGTACAATCTAAAAACTCTAAGGCTTATAAGTTAGCAAAAGAAGAACATGGCAGGGTATTTACTATGAAACAAAAGAACGATGCTGAAAGATTAGCTGATGCCTTTCTAAGAAACGAACACGCCTTACAACTAATTACAGACTGCGAGTTTGAAGTTCCTGCAATAGGTATGGTACAAGGTTATCCTTTTCGTGGGAAAGCCGATGTATTAGACAGATACCGACTATGCGATCTTAAAACAACAAGCGACTTAAAAGCATTTCCCTATGCAGCAAGAAAGTATGGTTATGATGTACAAGTATATTTATACACAGAACTATTCAACAAACCATACGAGGAGTTTAAGTTTGGAGTAATAGACAAAGGAAGTTTAGACATAGGAATATATGATGTAAGCCAAGAGTTTTATAATTCAGGAAAAGAAAAAGTAACCAAAGCAATCTCAATTTTTGAAACATTTTTTATTAACGGAGCAGACTTAGATAGTTACTGCATAAAAGGAACTTTATGAAAGAGGCAAATAAAATAGCAAAACACATTATAGATATATCAGGCATTGATGTATTTAAAAACACAAGAAAAAGAAAATATATTGAGATGAGGTCTTTACTTACTTTTATGTTGAGGCATCATTGTAATATGACCTTTACAGAGATTAGAGACTTTTATGAATCTAAAGGAAAGAACTATGATCATGCTACAGCTTTACATAGTTTAAAATCTTTTGAAAGCCACAGACGATACAATCAAAAAATAGACAAGTATTTTGATATAGTCTTACTTAGAATAAGAAACAAATCAAAATTAAGACGAGCATTAATAAATCACATAATAGACTACACAAAATCAAAGGACTTAAAGAAGCTCCTTAGAATAGTAGATACATTACCCTTAAAAGAAATAGATGGAAAAGAACAAACAAAAGAGAAAAGAGATACCCTTGTATAGTGGACTTATAAAATACTTTCCTGATGCACTATGCGAGGTAGCAAGAGTAAGCTACATAGGAAGTAAACAACATCATCCTGACAAAGAAATACATTGGGATAGAGAAAAAAGCAAAGACGATCTTGATGCACTTATGCGACACCTAATGGAGAATGGTATGTATGATATTGATGGAGTAAGACACACAGCAAAAATAGCTTGGAGAGCCTTAGCACACCTCCAAAAAGAAATAGAGGGAGACAGAAGCGAACAATGGTACATAGACCAATATAATAGAAACAGACTGCCTGAAGATCAAATAATATCAGGCACAGAATAATAACTAAATTTAAAAACAATGGAAACACTAAAAAAAGGAAAATTTAAACCTAATTACCCAATCAACAAACTAAAGTATGCAAAAGTAAATAGAGATATGACAGTAAATCACGCAGAGAACTTTAAAACAAAACTTATAGACTATGGATGGATGATGCCAATAGTAGCATCAGTAACAGGCGATGTGTTAGAGGGACACCACAGGATAGAAAGTGCGAAACTATTAAAACAAAAAACAGTACCTGTTTATGAAGTAGATTGGGTAGACACTAAACAAGTTAAAGAACATTTAGATTGTATTATAAGTCTAAACAACGGAAATAGAGCTTGGAGTATGTTTGATTATTTAAAAGCATTTGCAGATCAAAACGAAGACTACAAAACAGTTTATGATGCCTATATGAGCAACTCGAATAATGTATCAGTAGGAAACGTAATAAACATATTCTTCACAAGAGGATATCATAGTAATAATGATCTTTTTAAAAAAGGAATAGCTGAAATAGATGATTTAGGGTTTGGTAAGTACTTACTACATAATTTTTCTGACTTATATGAAAAGTATGGAAGTAAAAAAATTACAGCATATTGTGTTAGAGAGTTTATTAAAGTCGCATATATAAAAGCAAACAAAGATAGAGGAGCAGTAGATCATTTGTTTAATCAATACGAAAAGATGGCAAAGACAGGACACTTAGCTGTAAGCTCAATAAATGACTTCAGACCATTATTAGAAGTGTATTTAAATGATTACAAAAAAATAAACGGATGATATACAATCAAGACTGTATGGAGGCAATGAAAGAAATGTCAGACAATCAGTTTGACTTAGCTATTGTTGATCCTCCTTATGGTATTGGTTATGAAAATGGTGGACAATATTTTAACAAAATGCAGGGGAAAAATTGGGATAAAGCAGTACCTGACAAAAAATATTTTTCTGAATTGTTTAGAGTATCTAAGAATCAGATTATATGGGGTGGCAACTATTTTCATTTAAAACCTACAAGATGTGTTCTTGCTTGGACAAAAACAAGAGAAATACAAAATAGAACTTTCTCAGAGTGGGAAATGGCTTGGACTTCTTTTCAAACAGTTGCAAGATATTATAATTTAAAACCTTTCCAAAGAGGAGGCACAAGAATACACCCTACGCAAAAACCTGCTGAGCTATACGAATGGTTATTAATGAAATATGCAAAAGAGGGAGATACAATACTTGATACACATTTAGGTAGTGGATCAATAGCTATAGCTTGTCATAATTTAGGCTTTGAGCTGACAGGCTACGAGATAGACAAAGAATACTTTGAAGCAGCAAAGAAACGAATAGAACAACATAAACAACAAGGCAGACTATGGTAAACAAAAAATACACCACAATACAAAGAATAAAAAGATTAGAGAATATAGTAAGCCAAATCTATATGAGTGTTGAGGTAATTAAACAACAGCTTGACAAAAAAAAAGAAAATTAGCGTTATATAATTAATTAATTAATTTAAATTAATCTTTTATGGATCGTAGAAAGAATAACGGAGGACACTCAACTAAAGGCTTTGCAGGTAGAAAACCTAAAGCAGAAGAAGTAAAACTAATAGAGAAACTTACACCACTTGAGCCTTTAGCATTTGAGGCTCTTAAAAAGGGTTTAGAGAAAGGCGACTTTAAATATGTACAACTATACTACAACTATGTAGCAGGTAAACCAAAAGAAACAAAGGACATACACATAAACGAAGATGTACCTTTATTTATTGATTAATGCAACTAACCAAAACCTCAGCACTAAACAAACTAAGAGAACTTGACAAAAGAGTTCGTATAATTAGAGGAGGATCATCAGCA